TGAAATCCGCACGAGCTTCCCAATCCCGATCCGGTGCCTCCAGACGCAGACTGGGTCGCATCTTGCGCTTCTCGCGCTTCTCTCCGCCCTTGCCTTCCTTGCGGTCTTCCTTCGCCGATTCCTTATCCTTTGCCATGATACGCGCCCTCCTTGGCCGGTTTGGGTTTCGCTGCCTCCTTGCGAGCCAGCTCCATGCGCTGGTCCGCCTCTTCTTTCTTGAGCAAGTACTCCTGGCGGGCAATGTCGAGCCGGCCCTGGATCTCTTCACGCTGCATGGCCAACTCCGCGACCATACGCTCGCGCTTCTGCATCAGCTCTTCCATGTCCTTCTGGTGCTGCTGCTCCAGCTTGAGCTGCTCGTTCGGATCTCCGCCCTGCCCGTCCTGCCCTTGCATGACCTCCTGGGCCGTCTTGCGCGCCCGTGCCGCGTTGAGCGCCGCTTCGGCCTTGGAGAACTCGGCCCTGGCCTGGCGCTCGGCCACCTCGGTACGCTTCAGCTCGACCTCCAGCTGCTGCATCTGCTGCTGCGCCTGGGTCGGATCGCCTCCGCCGTTGCGCCGTGCGATCTCCTGCGCAATCTCGCCCTTGTCCTGCAGGTGGCTGTGCTTGATGAGCACTTCGTCAGGAATGGCCACGCCCTGTTCTCGCAGTTTGAGCGCCTCGTCGAACTGCGTCTCCTCGAAAGTATCCCGCGCCGGCACGTTGGTGATCACAATTTCATATCTTCCCAGCGTGAGGTCGTTCACGACAGTACCCTCGGGCGTGACCTGATTGACGGTCAGCTGCTCACTCTTCGGGTTGAGGTCGTTGCTCGTGATCTTGAGTACGCGCTCCTCGGTGTAGTACTCCTGAACCAGGTCGAGGACGTTGCGCGTGAGCAAGTGGTCCGTGCGCTGGAGGTTGAATAGCGCCCAAGCCAGATTGACCCCACCGGCAGCCTGCTTGGCCATGATCGCCTTGGCCGCCACGTCCGCCCGGTCGAGCCCTCGCTGAGAGTCGCCCTGCCCGGAAATCTCCTTGATGAAGTTGTCCGCCTTGGCCGACACCCGGTCGATACCGGTGGGCACCTGGTTGGGCTGGATCTTTTCCGCGTCGTTGGGTTCGGTCAGTTCCAGCACGAGCCCCGTCTCGGCCCCGCGCTCTTCCAGCTCCTCCACATCCATGTTCTGCAGCGAGCCGGTCTTGAGCTTCCAGCCGCTGTTGGCGGTGGTGTTGATGATGTGAAGCTCCTGGGACTCGGCCTTGTTGAGCTGCTCCTGGGGGGAGAGCCAATGCTCAACGAACCCCAGTGTGCGCCCGCGCCGGAACACCGGGAAGTACGGGACCGGAGTGAAGTGCTTGTAAGGGCTAACCTCGTTATGCAGCACGATATTGTCAGCCGTCACACACCAGCGAATGCGTTTAGCCTTGCGCTTGACGATAGTGAGATTGTCGCTCTTGGCATTGGCATACTGCATCACCCGGCGGATCTTCTCCTCATCGAAGTCGGCCGGGACGGCGGTCATGTCCCCGGTGGCTATATCCACGAAGTGCGGCACCATGGCCAGCTCGCGGAATTGGCGCTCCAGGAGGCGTATACGACGATTCTTGAACGCCGACGGGTCCCGGTAGACCGAGTAACGGTGGGTCATCCCGAACGAGTCGCGTGTCCAATCGACAGTGTCGAAGCCCATGTACTCGGTGAACTCGCGCTGGCGCAGGATGTCGGCGTCGTGCTTGTTGTAGTTCAGTTCGATCTCGTCAGGGGTCAACCACTTGGTGATGAAGACCTCGCCCCAGTCGTCCGGGTCGTAGCTGTCTGCGTCGGCATCCGGCAGGACGTTCTTTGGATTGAGCAGAGATATGTCCACGTAACCGCGCATCTGGTGGTCAAACCGCATGCGCACGTCGTAGAAGCCGCGGCTGGTGATGAAGCCGTCCGCAGCCACTTCGGCCCGCAGCCACTTCAGGTAGTTCTCGGCGCTGATCTGCAGGTACACCTTCGATAGGGCCTGCGCAACCTCGTCGGTGCCGTCCTTGGCCGGGCGGAATCCAACATCAACCTGGTTCTCCAGGTACGACCCCATGATCGCCACCGCCGTGGCGAAGGTTTTGTTGATGGTCAGGACAGGTTTGCCCTGACGGCGCAGCCGGTTCTCGACCGCAGAGTCCCACTGCTCGCCGTAGAAGAAGTTGTCACATTTCTCGGCTTTCTGGATGTATTGGATATGACCGGAATCCCGTGCATAGGCATACCGTTCATACTGCTCCCTGGCTAGTGCGTTATCGACCGGCATCCTTGCGTCTCCCTATGTCAGGCAGCGCGGCGCAATCCGTGATGCGCCCCGGTGCTCTTGTGACCCAGAATCCGGTTCGCTTTGGCGCGGATCTGATGCAGCTGCTTGGAGCTGAGGTTGCCCTTCTTGTACTGCTGCGTGGCGCGTGCCTTCGCATTCACCGCGTGCTCATCATCCGGCATCGGGTACTTCCCCTTCTTGGGCAGCCCCATCTTCGCCTTCGGGATGCGAGCACGATCCTTCGCAGACAGTACGGACATGGCGGGTCCCTCCCTAGCCGGTAATCCCCTTGGTGCCCCACATCACGGACTCCTCCAGCGCGGTTTTCGCCAGCGCCCGGTAGCGAGGGTCATCGACTTTTTCGAGCAGTTCAAGGAGGTCCTCGGCGGCGTCCTTGAGGGAATTGATGAGGGCTTTCTCGTCGTCCGAGAGCTGGCGGTAGGTAGTGCGGAATGGGTTATTCATGCGACCTCCTTGTCGTCATGCCGCCATTGGCGACTTGTCCCGTCCTTGGGTGTAGTTCTTCAGCTTGTCCTTCCACGACTTCTGCTTCTTCTGGGACGGCCGGCGGGGCTCGGGGTGCTTGAGCGCCATCCGAACCAGCCAGGCCAGCGCGTCCACAATGTCGTCGTGGATGCCACCGGGGAAACGCAGCAATTCTTCGACGGTGACCGGCAACCATCCCTGGTTAGCGGGGAACAGCACCATCCCCTGCTGCATCCGTCCCTGTAGCGGGCGTGCCCGCATTGTCTTGTCTGTGATCGGCGTGAGGTCTTCGTCCAGCGTTATCGCGGCACGCCGTTCGCGCATGCGCTTGCGCAGCTGCGGGGCAATGGCCTTCTCCAGCTGCCCCTTCTCGATCCCGGTCACCTGTGCGCCATAGCGCAGGTGGGTGTTCAGGATCGCCTCGACGATCTCGTGGCTGTCCATCCGTGCCCGGATGATGTCGAGGATATGGAGGTTCGAATCGTAGTCGAGCCCTCCTACAGCGCCCACAGTATAATCGTTTTTCTGCTGCTGACCAATCGCCAGATCCCAGGCGACGAATATCTTCATCTCCCGCCAGTCGGGCACGATGGGCTCGTAGCGGAACATGGGCTTGGTGAAGTACATGCCTTCCTCGGGCACCGGGTTCTGCTGATACAGGGCCGACCAGTGCCGGGGCTGTAGGGTCCGCTTCATGTTGCGCAGCCGACCCAGGGGGAATCGAGCCGGGTGCAGCGCCTCCCCCTTTTTGCGCAACAGCTTGGCCTTGGGCTCCTCGAATCCGGTGATCTTCCCGTCCGGGGTCAGGTATTCGTCCTGTTCGGCGATGGCGGGGTAAGACACCACCTCCCAGTGGTCGATGTCCTCCCACTCCTGCTCCAGCTGGGCAATCTCCTGCTCGATCTCCTTGCGCTCCTCGACGCTGTCGGCCCGCGCCAGGCGGTCCTTGGCGTCGCTCATCAGCTCGTTCGCCTCCGCGATCTGCTCCTTCATCTGCAGCAGCATCCGTCCGGCCAGGTCGTCATCGTGCCAGCGGGTCTGAATCACGAGCACCCCACCGCCGGGGGCGAGACGGGTCTTGGCCGTAGAGCCGTACCAGTCCCAGACCTTGTCGCGCTGGGTGGCGGAATCAGCCTCCTCGTCGTCCTTGACCGGATCGTCGATGAGCAGCATGTGGGCGCCCTTACCGGTGATACCGCCGCCCACGCCAGCCGGCACATAGCCACCCTCTTTGGTGGTCATCCAGCCCTCGGCACTCTGGTTGTCGTTGTCCACACGGGCGTTCGGGAATATCTGCTGATATTCGGCATCACGCAGCAGGCCCCGGACCTTGCGCGAAAAGCCCAGCGGCAGGGAGACGGCGTAGGAGCTGGCGATGATCTCGAAGTGCGGGTGGTGGCCCAGCGCCCAGGCCGGCAGGCTCTTGGAGGCCAGCTCGGACTTGCCATGGCGGGGCGGCATGAAGAGCATCAGTCGGGGCGATTTGCCGGCCGCCACATCCCTGACGAACTTCTCCAGGCGCCGACAGATGTCGCGGTGAACCCACCCATCGATATAGTTGCGATGGAACTGCTTGGTGAAGTACAGCAGGCTTCGCCGGGCCAGCTCCCGGCGGGCCAGCTCTTGCTCGACCTTGTTGGCCTTGCGCTTCTCAGCGCGTGCCTTGCGCCGCTCACGGGCGCGGTCCTTGGCCAGCTTGCGATCCCGCTTGCGTATCTCCTGGCGGGTGAGCTTCTCGACGCGGTGTTCTTTGGCCTGTTCGGCGAACTGCTCGGACTCGGCCTTGGTCAGGCAGGCCATGCAGCTGGTGGAATAGGTGGCGGGGTTCGAGCCTGTCTTGCGAAAACGCTTGCGGGGCTTTCGCTCGCCGCAGGTGTCGCAGACGAACCCGGTGACTTTAGGCGTCGTCATCGTCACCTTCCACCTCCGCCGTCCCTTCGATCAGCAGCCCCTGCGTCTCTTCCTCAGCAGCGATGCGCAGCAGCTCTTCCTCGGTCAGAGTGCGCAGTTTGCGCTGCATGTTCTCTTGGTCGTCGGTCAGGCGCAGCACCTTCTCCTCGGGTGCGTGGAACCCGCACATCTTATTGATTTCCTGGAATCCGCGGATCATGGCACTGGGATCGCCCAGCAGGCGGGCCTGGTCGATGGCGTCAGCAATGCCGGCCATGACCTTCTCACGGGTCCACTCGTGCTCCTTGGCGAGCCGGTCCCGGCGCACTTTTAGCTCGGCCTGCACACGCGGGCGCTTCATGAGCTTGTAGCCTGCCTGACGGGGGTCTTTGAAGCCGGCGGCCTTTGCAGCCTGGCTCTGGGTGAGCCCCAGCTCCATATTGTCGATGAAGCGCAGCTCTTGGTCTGTGAACTTCGTGTCCGGCATGGCGCCCTCCATGGCTGTTGCATATTTTCTGGGAGGTTACGAAATATTGCAAGGCGGGGGTGCCTTCCTTTCTGTACAGCGAGACTTCACACGAGGGACCCAAAGGTCTGCATTTTTCTGTGTCGTAGCTTGGGCGGTAGTCCTCCCCCCGTTGCCTCCACTGGCCACCCCCAGTTCGGATTTCGGTTTCCGAAACCGCCGCGAGGGACCCATTGCACTTCGAGTGACGAAATTCAAAAACAACTGCGCTATGACGCAGTTGCAGCGCCCTGGGTGCTGTGCTTGTGAATTCGCTAACAAGGAGAGCAATGCCATGCATCGTATCGTCATCTGGAATGAAGAACGCTGCTGCTACCAGCTTGTTAACTACGAGCGTCGTAACGGCAAGCTGGTAGCAGCAAGACGGCCTCATGCTTGAGGAAGCGCGCACGCTGCTAGCCATGCTGAAAGGTGAGTTGGTTCACGTCGATGTGAAGTTTCGCATCAACGCCATGGCCGAGTGCGCCAGGGACAAGGGCGAAAGCCCTTGTCTCTGGCGCACTGAGCCATCTCGTCGCTCAGTCCTTCGGGACTGAGCGGTTGGGTGCTGTGCGCACGAACCCACTATCTATTGAGGAGCATCGCTATGAGCATGAAGCAGCTGCAACACGAAGCATTCAAGGCCTGGCTGCAGACGCGCAGCTATTACCGCATTCCGTTCCGCGTGTTCTGGCGCAACTATCAGCTCAGCCACGCGCACCGCTGCTGCATCTGAAAAGGAGCGTGAGCGTGGAGCGTGGAGCGCTGGGGTGACCGTCCTACGTCGCCCTGGCGCTCCGTCACAACTCACTCCGTTGATCTATAAGCAAAACCCGGTCGCTCAGCACCTCGTGCTGCGCGGCTGGGTGCTTTTTGCGTGAGGTTGTTTCTATTCACACAATGAGGAGCTTTACCATGGCCAACACCAATAGCACCACCGCCGCTACTGCCACTGCCAGCCAGCCCACCGGCTATTTCCTGCGTCCTGGCCGCAACGAAGGCGACCCGATGTTCGCGGCTTTTGAGCTGCGTGGCATCAAGTGCGCCATGCTCGTGGAACCCGATGGCAGCATTCACATTCATAAAGTGAATGCCAAGGGCGAGCTGCTGGAGAAACCGATCGCCATTGGCCAATTCAAACGTAACGACCTGGGTCTGTCGAAGAACGCGCCCGCGCTCGTTGGCCACATCCGTACCAGCAAGCAGACCAGCTTTGAGCTGGCCGCCTGGCTGCATGATGCCGACAAGAGCGATTCATACTACGTTGTGCGCTACAGCGAGCGGCCACAGCGTCGCGGCCAGTTCTTCAAGCCTGAGCAGTTCGCGGCCTGATGCCGCAGCCAATAGCCGTATCCGTCCAGGATGCGGCTATTGGTTTTGATAATTCTCTCTATAAAGACTTCGTCTTTGTAGATCGGGTACTCGTTAAGTGAGTAATAGCGCTCTTTTGGAGGGTTAGATGATGAGCATTCAGGTGGTTAACAAGCGGGCTGGCGCACGAGGTGAGTACTGCGGGCGGCCCAGCCCGCTCGGCAATCCATTTCCTATGCGCGATGAGAGTCAGCGCGATGAGGTGTGTGAGCAGTACGACGCGTGGTTCCAGGCCAAGGTTGAGGCCCAGGACCCCGCGGTCATGGGTGAGCTTCGCCGCTTGTGGCGGGTATGGAAGCGCGATGGAGCGCTCAACCTCGTGTGCTGGTGCGCCCCCAAGCGGTGCCACTGCGAGACCATCAAGCAATTCCTGGAGAGTCAGGAGGTAAAAGCATGAAAGAACCTCAATGTCCTCGGTGCGGAGCGACAGAGATGCACCCGGATGGTGACAAGCTGCTTATTCGCCACGAGAAGGTCCACGCCGACGGCGCGTGGCACAGCCAATGCCTGGTCTGCGCCGGTAGCTACGACGCTCACCTCAACCTGACACCGGAGCACTACGACCGGTCCAAGGGCTGGTATGAGGAGCGGCGCACAGTCTCGATCTGATGCCGCAGCCAATAGCCGTATCCGTCCAGGGTGCGGCTATTGGTTTTGATAATTCTCTCTATAAAGACTTCGTCTTTGTAGGTTGGGTGCTTTTTGCGTGAGGTTGTTTCTATTCACGAAATGAGGAGGTTTATATGTCTATCTTATTTGCTGGAATCATCGCCGCAATCGCGTTCATTTTTCTGCTGATGAAGTTCGATCTGAAGAAGGTGTTGGGATACGACGCCATAATCGACATCGGCTTCAGCGGCATGATGATGTTTGTTCTGGCTGGAACGTTCAGCGGCATGATGAGCGCGCTGATCGGTGGAGCAGTTCTCAGCATGTTCTTGTTTTTTGCCAGGCGGATGATCGGCTATAAGCGCCTGTACTTGGAACATGGCCGACTCCGTTGGAAGGAGCATGGCTCATGAACGAAGACATCTCACACCAGGAGCGACCAACATGGCAATGCCAGTCAGACCGATTCCGGTCGATCCGCAAACACTCGCGGAGCTGACGGAAACCGGGACACTTGACCCCCTGGAATTACTGATGCAGTGGGAAGAGGATTGTCCCGAGCAAGAAATACCTTTCGAAGTTTACGCAAATCGATTTAACAGAGGAGCAACATCATGAGCAACGAAAACACTGCACTGGCCGACGCGATGACCGAAGCGGCCGAGGCCGAGACGCCCACCAATAGCTACACCATGAACGGCGCGGCCGGCAAGATGGCCGAGTATCAGAAGCAGATGGAAGCCATGAAGGACGAGATGGCCGATCAGGCCGTGGTCGAGATCCTGGCCACGTTCCGCACCTGCACGCCCGACAAGGCGAATGGCCAGGGCGAGATGCCGTCCTGCTCCAGCAACTACCTGGACGCTTTGCTAGCCGCGGCCCAGTGGCAGGCGTTGAGGCGAGAACTGCCAAGAGCCTACATGATGGTGCAGAAGGTCACGCCGGACAAGGTGATCCTGGCTGACCGGATGAACCGCAACGAGTTCCGTTCCGACGTAGAACGGGCCGCTACCGAGCGCACGCTGGAGTACTACGACGTGCTGGAGGAGCGCCTGGAGGAACTATGCTGGCTGATCAGCTGCGCCGAGCACATCTACAACGAGGCGCTCGTCCGCCAGTTCGATGAGGACGAGAAGCGCCAGCAGGATGTCCCGGCCAACGAGCGGCGCTACACCAACATGCCTAATCTACGCTGGGCGTCGAACGCCATGAAGTCGGAGCATCCAACTTCGTGGCAGGACGTGGACGACAAGGAAGCATTCCGTCGCCAGGCTCGGAGCTTCATCAGCTACGATATGAACCGCTAACCGCAACCAAGGGTCGGCTGCCGAAAGGTAGTCGGCCCTTTCTTCATGCAGACCGGTTAACCCCCGACCCAAGGCACAGTGGGGCGAAAAGCACGGTTTTTAGCTATTACGAGATTACGCGTTACGACTTGAATTTATCTCCTTTATAGAGGGGACGT